CCAGAGCTTGTTTGAGACTTATACGCCCTTCTTCAGCAAATGCTTCTTCTCTTGCTTCAGGAGGTTGGCTTGCCCACCATTGCAGTGTTCCTTCTTCAATGTTACGATCGGGCTGGCTGTCAGGATCGATGCGGGTATAGTAATGTCTATCATACCAGCCGACAGCAAAAGGATCAAAGGTTTGCATTGCAATCGTGAGGATACAAGCACTTGGGCCAGTGCCTATAGTTTCAATATCAATCATTATATCAGCCATACAAGTATTGTAAGGCATTACAGAAGTTTTGTCTACGGTTTTATGAAACTCATCCAAAGATGTTTATTGGTTGGCTTTCTATGACTTACTGGATTAACAAATCCTTTGCTTGTGAACAACTCAGTGAGTGTGCGTTGGTTGTAGCCACTTTTGTGAACGTCCCATACTTCAAACTCGCCTTCTCTCTGGTGTCCCCAGAAGCCAGCCCGAGCATGATCCATGTTTTTGCCTTTTATCCATTGTGCAATATGGTATTCTATATTAGGCACTGCAAGTTCACAAATTCCGCCAGATTTTAGTATTTCAAACCATATACCTACCAGTTTGTCTGCTTGAATAAACGTAAGGTGTTCAAGGAAATGCCTACTAAAGATTTCATCTACACTGTTTGGTCGTACTTGATCAATTATTTCCCAGGCAGGACAAACAAAATCTATGCCAGGTAAGTTTCTTATATCACAAGTTAGAAAATCTGGTTTGGTAGGATTTGCGCCACACCCAAATTCAATTTTCATTTTGCCTTCTTGGGTTTTACTGGTTTCTTAGTAGATTTGCTTACCATACGCACCACTTTTGTTTTTGGTGCAGTGTAGCCTTTGGTAAGTGCATTTAAACGAGCAAGTATTTTACTTGCTGGATTTACACGTTTTGTTTTTTTTGCTTTACGAGCTTGGCGTACTTTTGTAGTTGCCCGTGTACGTTTCATTTGAGCAGCTTTAGCCATGTCTTTTGGTGCTGAACATGCTTTTGGATCAGGTACAATGCGTCCTGCCTTTGGACCGCTAGTACAACGATACTTGAGTTTGATTTTGTTGCCGCTACGGCCCCATATCATTTTTTGCTCTTCAAGTTCTTCTGCTGATACAAACTCTTCTAAACGCATTAGCCAATAACCCAGGTAAGTGGTTGTGAACCATCAACATAATTCTTAAGTTCTTCAATCTTGCTATCCATGATTGCTTGTCCTTCTGCTTTCATGGCCGCGCCATTTAGTGCGGTACCACCTTGTGGTCCTGCAATAGTAGCAAACTTTTCACGGGCTTCACCAATGATCGATTTACTAGCACCTACCATGTAGTCTTTGATCCATTGACTGGTACTAAAATCACTGAGCAGTTGTATTTCAGGACGTAAATTATATGCCCAAATAAGAATAGTTTCGCCAGTGCCACGTGGATCACGTATAAGTTGTATTTGTTTAGTAACAGGATTGAATGTGTAGTTTACAAAACCACCAAACATCCTTGCTGCTAGCTCAACGTACTGTGTGTAAAAGTCGTATGTTGCTAGTCCACCTGCTTGGTTATAGTTAAGTAGATATGTATTCAGCGTAGCACTGCTAAATGGATCAAAACTTGTACTAAATGGTCCATTCATGTTACCAATAGTTCGACGGAAGACCTGTCTAACACTTTGTACTTCTTGCGGAAGTGTGTAAACGTTTACGTCTTCTTCAAGTTCTAAAAAGTTATAACTTTCTTCATAGGCATTTGTTGCCCGTTGTCGGTATGTGCCAAGTGTTTTATCATACGCCGCCTCAAAGTGTTCAGCATCAAGTTCAATATCGATGATGCCATCACCAAGTTGCAATTTCACATAGTCAATGACATTGCCTTTAAGTGTGTCTAGTGTTATATCGCTGGTATTTGCCATGTTACAAGAGCGTCCTTTCCGCTCTTGTATTTATTTTAATGTGCCTTTAAGATGATGATATGTTCGTTGCCACGACCGTTGAATTTGATGTCCATAGCCTTGATGTCATTGAAGTTCTTTCGAGCCGCGGGCTTGCCTACTCCTGTAATCTGTTTTAGTTGTTCTGCTGGCTTGCGCAATGTTTTCATTACAGTTTTAGCAGTGTCAAGACCAACAATACTACTTCCTTTTACAGTAAACACCTTAGAGTATTCATCTGCTACAACATGAATCAGTTTACGAGTCTTGGTATTGTACAACCATGCTTCACTGGCATCAACAAGTTTTGTTGGGCTTTCGCTTTTAAGGTTTAGCTCCGCAAATTCTTTGCAATATTTGAATGTTTTAACCAACTGTGCAGGTGTTTTCTTCTTGATTGCTCTTGGTTTGCGTGTTGCTTTCTTTAGCTGTATATAGTTGTCGCAGTCTGCTACACTCTGCTCTAAGAACTTGATAAAGTTACGCACTTGAATTTTACCAAGATGACCGTATCCTTCTTTTAATTGATCACACTTGCCCTCTTGCACTTCCTGCATTTCTTCTAACATAAACTGCAATGGATTGCGAATGATATCGATAGCTTGTGCAGGTGCTTCGTGAATGCGAAGTTGTTCCATTACACTAAACTTTTCAGGATTTTTGTATTCACCCTCTACAAAATCGTCAATAACTTGTTCGACATACCCGCCAATGGTTGAGGCTTTGTCACGCATATAATCTTGCACACTGCGTTGTGGCTTTTTATCTTCAACGGTTGCATTTTCGTTAACAGCAGGACGCACCTTGCTCAACACTTTATCAATATTATCTTTAAGACTTTCACTAACAGGCCGTAGATCGCCAACTGTACCGCCAAGGCTTTTCCAATACTCGTTGTGTTCTGGGTGTAAATCAGGCATGCCTTTACGCAAACACACAGCATAAATTACACTGGCACTCAATCCATCACTGCCGACAGTTTTGATATCACGAATTTGATCTGCTTTATAGCCAATGTCTTTCATCCATGCATACAAATCTTTGATCAAGTCTGAGATCTTGTAAGTTTCATAATAATAACGCACAGCCATATTACGGTAAGAGTGAAACTCTGCTCCGCTCATGTCTAGTGCGCCTTCGAAACTGGGATCCAGTTGTGCGCCTTTTGGTTTACGTTTTGCTGGTGCTTTCTTTGCCGCCATGAATCTACTCCTGTCATTCAACTCGTACATAGTAATGTAGTTTTGTGTTTAGGTCAACCTAAAATTTTTCTAACCAAAACACAGAAAACGGTTGACCTATAGGCTAGTTGTGCTATTATATATGTATAGGTTAACAAAACGGAGCTAGAACGTTATGTCAAACACTAAAGCAATTATCCCAACTCGCGAACAACTTTGTGACTATATCTACTATCGTCACAAGGATGCTTATGGTGTTAAGGGTCGTTTTTACGACTTCGATGCTATGAGCTATGCCGAGCTCGAAGCAGAGGCGGTTCGTCTCGACGAGGCTGCTATTGAGCAGGAAGCTCATGAACGCCGCTGTGATGCTGAGGCTATCATTGAGTTCCGTGCAAATATCCGCCGTGTGCGTGACATTTGCGGTTGTGACCGTGATAGTGCAATTCGTTACATGCTGGACGAATTCCGTGGCGAGTATGACGCTGGGTACGTTTGTTTCGTACTGCGTTTGCCTTACAGCATGCAGAAGTACATTGAGCCTCGCTTGGCAGAACTCAATGACACTGCTCCTGAAGAGGAGTTTGTTGAAGCATATGATGACCTGGAGGTGGCGGCATGATCCGTTTTTGGTTGGTTGATAAGGACGGTAATGTTGTATTCAATACCGTCGACAAGCAAGAAGCATATGAGTATCAGAACCGTCGTCGTCCAGACACGGTACTGAAGATGGTGCGTGTATGAAAGAAGCATTCTTAGACGCAGTTATGATGCTGTGCTGGTTTCAGTTTGTGCTAGTTGTAGCATTTAGATTCTTCCACAATATTCCGCATCCTGCATTCTTGCTTGCAACAGCGTGTGCAGGTATTGGATTTGTACTGCTAGTACGCAGGGTACGCAAAAGCATTTACGCATAGGTAGACAAAGCGGTAAATACAGCTAAAGGATTAGCTGATGCCGCGTTTGTCACTGTACAGCCCACAAAGGCGTAATGATTACAAATTTTTAGATCGCACCATTGCCGAAATGTATCAAGTTGGCGGTGTCGACATGTATGTTCACAAATATCTTGGACCAAAACCGTCAGGTGACGATAGTTCAAGTGCGAGTGGCGGTACCCAGGATGCTACCCAACCAAGTTACAGCAGTGAAAATCCACTTTTTATTGAAGATTTATTCCTACTAGAAAACCGTGACAGAGCATACAGCCAAGACATTTATCAGATGCGTGGCGTGTATAATCAACAGGATATTGATTTTGATCTTACACAATTTGGTTTGTTTTTAAACAATGATACACTGTTCATTACGTTCCATTATAATGCTATGATCGACACTATTGGACGTAAACTTATGAGCGGTGATGTGCTTGAACTACCTAACCTTAGAGATTTTCATCCACTTGACAGCGATATACCTAAAGCAATACCAAAGTATTATGTAATACAAGAAGGTGCATTCGGCAGTGAAGGATTCAGCCAAACATGGTTGCCACACCTTTGGCGTGTAAAAGCAACACCATTGGTAGGGGCACAAGAATACAATGACATTCTTAACAAACCTTTTGCAACTGACAATATCTGGGATCCGGGCAACTATTATCCTACTGGAAGTATTGTTCTTGATGGTGCAACTTATTATCAAGCAATCACAAATGTTCCTGTTGGCACAGAAATTACCAACACAACCTATTGGAGTGTTTATACTCCGCTTAGTGAACTTGCAACGTTCGGCACAGTCACCAAAGATAGAGAACTCAATGATGCTATTGTCACACAAGCAGAATATGAAGTTCCAGCAAGTGGTTACGACGTTGATCGATTCTACATTGTAGGAACAAATGCTGACGGATCGCCGGCTGATCCAAACAGTTATGATGTAAGTCAAACAGATATCAGTGTAGATGATATTAATATAGATGCTGATGCACAGCCAGTTACACCGCAAGGATTTGGATGGGCACTAGGTTATCTAGTTGGCGACGGGACTGCACCAAATGGAAAACCAGTAACACCTGGTATCGCTTTTCCAACTGGTCCAGAATTGGGAGACTTTGCACTGCGTTTAGATTACTATCCAAATCGTTTGTTCAGATATGATGGTGCAAGATGGGTAAAAGTTATTGATGATGTGCGTGTTGACCTTACTCCAGGTGCAGATAATAATACATTGCTTGGTGATTTTGTTAATAACACAAATACTACCCCAACTGAAGATAGAGGCGACATTCCACAGCGTCAAGGCCTCAGTGATATTCTAAAACCACAGGCGGATAATTAATGGCTGTACAATTTTTTTACGACGAACAAATACGGAGATTCTTGCTACAATTTACCAGAATATTTTCTAACTTTGAAGTTGAATACGGTAAGGATGAAGAAGGTGCAAAAACACTTTACCGAGTACCAGTTCGTTATGGAGATGCCACAAGACAAGCACAAACAATAATACAGCAAAACAGCGCAAACAGTCTTCCAACTACACCTTTGATGACTTTTCATGTTACCAATCTTAGTTACGATCGTCCAAGAATCCAAGATCCTACATTTACAGACAAAATGAATTTGCGACAGCGAACTTGGGATCCAATCACACAAACTTATGAACAAACCCAAGGCAGTGCATTTACAGTTGAAAGATTAATGCCTGTGCCTTTTAGTTTAGAAGTACAACTAGATATATGGACTAGCAATACCAATCAAAAATTACAAATCCTTGAACAAATTTTAGTATTATTCAATCCAGGACTTGAAATACAAAGCACAGATAACTTTATTGATTGGACAAGTTTGAGTGTGTTATATCTTGACAGCACCAGGTGGAGCAGCAGAACTATACCAGTTGGAACGGAAGATCCTATTGATGTTGCTACTTTACAATTTAGCATGCCAATTTGGATATCACCGCCAGCAAAGGTTAAGAAACTCGGAGTAATCAATAAAATTATTGCTAGTGTATTTGATGGAAGTGGTGATTTAAACAATGCCATCTTCGACAATGACCTGTTGTTAGGCACTAGACAAAAATTTACTCCTTACAATTATAAAACTTTACTTTTAGGCAATCAATTGCAAGTAATGGAACAACAAACAGTAGTGCCCGGAACAACTGGGGTTGATGTACCAACCCAGCCTGATACTGCACTAACATGGCATACAGTTATTGATTTATACGGATCTTTAAGAGATGGAATAAGTCAGGTGCAGTTAGACAATCCATATGACGACAGTATAATCGTAGGCACAGTTGCATATCATCCAAGCGATGATAGATTCTTACTGTTTACTGTAGATGAAGATACTATACCTTCAAATACGCTCACTGCAATTGATGCTATTGTTGACCCATTACGAAAAGGGCCAGGTGCAGGATTACCAGCATCCGCTACAGGACAAAGGTATTTGTTCATTGAAGCCACAGGCACAGTTGATGCTGGGAACGCCGAAGCATGGAGAGGAACTGATCAACCAGTTGGCACACCACTTGTTGCACAGGCTAATGACATTGTTGAGTATGATGGCACACGCTGGAATGTTGTGTTCGATAGTAGCAATTTAAGTAATGTTCAATATGTCACTAATATTACAACTGGTATTCAGTATCGATGGGCCGGCGGACAGTGGTTAAAGAGTTACGAAGGTGTTTATCCAGGAGGAGAATGGAGCCTGGTATTGTGATTAATGCTGTTGGAATTTGGTTTTACAGTGTTAAAACTGGTCG